AATGCTTACTCGGTTCAAGCGTGATTCCAAACCGTCCAGCAATAGATTTATCATATATTCCCTATTTGTCATTCTGCTTTCTCCTTATACGGTTTCGGCAACGGCATCCACGCAACGCAGTTATACATTTCTTGTCCATCATCGCCATATGCCATATATCCCACTTCGTCTTCACACAGAAGTCCAACTAACATATTTCCTCTATCATCGCAACAAAGTACGGTACCTTTTGGCATTCTTTCATTACATGGAATCCATTTCATTTGCTCTCCTCTTAAAAGTGTATCTTTTAATTCCTTTTTGGATATTATTTTTAGCAAAATGTTGAAACAAAAAGGTGTTATTGTCTGAAAAATAAACTCTTCTTCCGTTTCTCGTACTCTTGTTGCATAATCAACTGTAATTTTTTCTATGTCTGCATTTTTAATCTCTTTATTCACTTTTCTACACCTCTCTTTAGCTCTTTTATCTTTTCGTCATATTCTTTATGTGGAACGGATATGGCGCACAATCTAACATCGTTTCTATCCACGCCGTGATTTTTGAAATGGCAATCTCTTTTTAGGTTTACATACTTATCGCCGACACAATATGCAAAATCTATCCGGCAGAACGGGTTCTCTCCTATTATGTAATTCTCGATAACAACTTCGTCCACATAACCTCTTAAATATTCATAGTATGCCCATAGAGGTTTATTTTTGTCTCTTTCAGATACGATCTCGCCAGTGCTTCTGTCTACCCAGTACATTTATTCCACCTCTTCATCTTCCGGGAATTGAAAAATGTTTTTCTCCGCAAACGTTTCTAAAAGTTGTTCTATTTCATCTGTTCTCCGAAAGTTCATAGCCATAGTGAGTGAGTTCATTCCGTTGTTTCTTATTTTGCACCATGCGTACCTGTTTCTGCACATTTCCATAGCCTTTTTAGCATTCTCCCCGGTAGAATATACTCCGAGTACATGGTTTTTTGACAGATCAATTAAATTTGCATGATTGCATGGTGCACATGCCACCACCATGAAACCTTTACTGTACATAGTTTTTAATTCATTTTTTACTTCGAGTATTTCTAACTCGACAAGTTCGTATGGCATATCTAATGATCCACTTTGACTAATTATTCTCATTGTCTTCATCCTCCTTTACATAATCCGGGCATTCTTCGTACTTCTCACATTCCAGGCAGCATTTATGGATGTCTTGGTCTACAACGCATTTTAATTTACATCCCATAGACTTTATCCTCCCAATCAATATATCTTCCGCATTCACTACAGTATTTCGGTTTGTTATCTTTCGACACTATGTATTCCTTTCCGCAGTGCGAGCATTTATAATCAATATCTTCCGTAGAATCGTCCAAGATAATCGGTCGTGTCGGAAGTTTGTGGCATTCTTTCAGTCCTTTTCGGTATCCGTCCTGATACGCTTCTTCCTTTGCAATTCTTGTCTCTCTTTCCTCTACTGCTATATAGACGCATAACATAATAATCACACAAATAGTAAATACCGTTTTCACAATTTACTCCTTTCTTAATACCATTCAATCCCAGTTCCTGTATCCGCACCATCTTTTATCAACTGTTTAAAATCTTTGAACATTGCGCAGTCCGAGCGTCCACAATACCCGTAGCAAATATCATCATCGCAATCTTTTATGATTTCATATACGGATTTGCAATGATCTGCATCTGCTTCTCCGTCACAATCACTTGTATATAAGAAATCGAGAACCTCAGAATATTTTCCATCGTACTTTTTATCCAGTTCTTCAATTTTTCTGTCATACCATGCGAAAAAATCTTCATTTCCTTTAATTTTTATTAATGCATAGCTCCCATCGTTAAGCATTTTATAATGCTCATAGATGTCCGACTTAGTTAACTCCGCTACTTTTTTTCGAAGACGATAGAATCCAGAATAACTCAAGTCAATACTGTGATTTTTACTGTTTATTGTCACCCCATATTTTTCATTCCTTTCTCCCTATTCAATTCCAGATATATATCGGTCTACCAGTTTTTCGTTAACATATTTTTCTGTTACTTCTACAGTCACAGAATCTCCTTTTTGACTGTCAGCGAAACTTCTATTCTTCTCCTCTCCATTTCGCAACTGGGCTGTTCCCTGCGCTTCCGTTTCAGAGCTTCTCTTTTCAATTCCATATCTTTTCGTGTCTGTTCCTGCTGATCTGCTACTTTTCTTATCCGTGCTAAGCGTCACAAAGCCATATCATTTCTTTTCTAATCTATGCCTATCTTTTCCATCTCAGTTACATTCAGTGCTTAACATTTCAGCTCCATAGCCTCTCAACTCTTGGCTCTTCCATTGCATGTTGTCTTTTCTTCTGGATTCTCCTATACTGTTTATACAGGCACTGCCATGCCGAGTAATCCAGAAAGGAATATTAACCATGTCGCAAGTTTCACATCGAGAATTGGATTTATCTTTTTCGGAAAATATATGTCTTCGGAAAATACAATTCTTCGGTTTACCGCAAAATAAATTCTTCGAAGATAAATACTGTTTTCTTAGAGAACAGAACTTGATTTGCCGTTCATCTAAAAGCACTAATTACGTACTAAATAACCGTGCGAAAATGTATCTCCGATACAAGAGGAAAGATAAAATAAGATTCATCGTTCCTACTCTTATCTCCATACTTGCATTATTTGGAGGATATGACGTATACAAGAATCCAATCTTATATTCATTGTTACGGCTATTAAGGCAAACACTGAAAGCCATAGCGGAAAATATGGGTGCCTTTTTCTAAATGGGATGTGGCATATTTGGACTGAAATTACAGGGATACCAGAAAGTCTTTTCTTCTCTTTCCTTGCATTCCAGTAAAAGAAATATCCCTCTTTTAGATGCTGTAAATTATCCATATCACTTTTATCTGGATTCTTATGAATGCAAATTCTTACAACCCATCGTGGCTTGAATAATTTCATCTTTGTTATCACCGCCTGTTTTTAATTTTTGTGTGTACGGTAACTTGTTAAGTTACTTTCTTAGCAAAAAAAATATCCATAGGATTCTGAATATTTAAGTTGTCAATCATGATCTGGATTTCATCACTTCCAAAGACACCCTTTTTCATCCTAATATAGAATGTTTTTGGTGTCATTCCAAGCATTTTTGCCACATCACACTGTGTTTTACCGTTCTCTACGATAACGCCACGTAACTTATTTGTGTCTATCATACTTTTTTCTCCTTTCCAACCTCGTAACTTTTGAAGTTACTCTTATTATACAACATTTTTGTAACTTGTCAAGCTATTTTTCGCTTGACTTGTAACTTATTTGTGATACAATAAAGTTACCAATAGGAAAGGAGGAAAAGTCAATGGCTAATGAAACGACCGTTGGAGATAGAATAAAAAAAGTAAGAGAACGTATCGGAATGGCTCAAATTGATTTAGCGAAAAAAGCCGGGATAGCAAAGCAACGATTATATAAATACGAGAATAACGTAGTAACGAATATTCCGATTGATATAATCGAAACTATCAGCAATATTCTTGATGTATCACCGGCTTATATAATGGGTTGGGAAACGAATTTGTCAGAAGACAATGCAGAGCTTATACCAGAATTACTTTCAGACAAAGTTATTCTTGAAAGTGTAAAAAAATTAATGACGTTAAATAAAGAGCACCGACAAACTATTTGTGACACAATAGCCTATTGGTACGAAAAAGAGGGGCATTAAATGCCCCACTTTTTTTTGAAAGATATAATCATTGAATATAAGAAAGTCAAAAACTGTTCATTTTCACATTCTTCTATCATTTTAACAAGTTCTTCTTTGCGTTTAATTTCATCCACATAAATCCCTCCAATATCCCGACACGTCATTCCAGTAGCGATTACTTACATTATAGAACATATGTTTGCTATCTGTCAATGTTTTCACTGATAGCATCTTTTACAATAAGATAGATGTACCGCATTAAGCGAGGGTCACGGATGCCTTTTATCATCCGCTTGATTTCGTTTTCATAAGTATCAGTCCATGTTTTGCTGCTCTTGCTGTTCATTTCGTCCTTTCCCATTAGATTACCTCCTATCAATGGCTTGACAAGTGCCATTTTTATTTTATAATTATACATGTAATATTTATATAGATTATAACTCGAAACTATAGTCAAGATGTTGGCTAAAATATCGTATTTTTCTTATTAAAAAGAATGAAAAATAGCCAAGATATTAGCCTTTTCGACAGGATGTGACATAATGTTAACGAAAGAGGAAATGTTGAATAACTTTGCACATAACATCGAAGAAGAGCGGAAAAGCCTTGATTTTACGCAAGTTCTCTTTTCTAAGATGCTGGGTGTGTCTGTGTCCACATACAAAAACATCATTTCACGGAAGACTAATAATCTTGACGTTTTCTTAGCACTAAGGTTGTCGGAACTAACGCACAAACCTATCCCCGATCTCTTAGGGTGTTCTTCAAAGGAATACGAGGTATTGGGAAAGTACAGGCAATTGACTGACAGGCAACGTGCGTATATTCTTGGTAAGATGGACTATGAACTCTCTATGAAAGTGCTGGAAACGGATCCAGAAAACATGTTGGATGTTCTATGCCCCACTGGTGAGATGGCTGACGGTATGATATTGGATTCCTCACACGAAGAACGGATATACTGCCCGGAATACATAAAAAAGTACGGTGAGACGTTACATTGTGGTATAAAGATAACAAGCAACCACTTGCTTCCTGTATATGTAAAGGGTGATATCATTTGCATATTCAAAAGAGTACCAAGAAACGGTGATACCGTGATTGTTATACACAAAGAAACAGGACGTGCGTATATAAGGCGGTATGTACAGAGAAGTAAGACAAAGTTAGTCCCGATCAACGGCTTCGGTGATGTCATAGAAGTTGATCCGAATAGTTTTGAAGACATGGAACAATGGGTAAGGTTTGGAGTTGTGATTGCGGTATTAAGAAGATAGCATACTATGTATGCGGAGGTACTTATATGCAGAACAAAAAGGTCTTGGAATTAGATAGCTTTTTTGGGAAACTTGTTGCCTGTGATGAATATGTAGAGATTATTCCTATGTATGTAACAGATTCTCGAAAGCAAGGGAGAAAATTCTATTATCAAAACATTAGTGGTATAACATGCAAGGAACCAAGTGTTTGGTGGGGGCCTGGATATATACAATTTATAATTCCGGGAGAACAGGCCAAGCAAATAAAATGGATGGACAAAGGCTGGAAGAAGGCGGTTAAAAATGATCCAAATTCTTTACTTCTTTCGGTTGTAGGAAAAGATTACAAAAAAAGATATAAAGAATTTATGGATTTTCTAAACAAAAAGATAAGTGAAAAACCAGAATCTACCGCAGAAGTTGCAAATGATCTAAATCAGTTAAAAACATTGAAAGAACTTCTTGACTGTGGAGCAATCAATAAGCAAGAATTCGAAGAAAAGAAAAGCAAAATACTTAACAGAATATAATTATAGCATACTATATAATGAGGGAGGAATTAAAGTGAAAAAGAAAAAAGGTGGATGTCTCAAAACTATACTTATAGTGTTCGGAGTATTCGTAGTAATTGGAGCTATAGGATCGTTGGCAGGAGGAGACAAAAGTGAACCTAAAAAAGTAAGCACTTCTTCTGGTCAAAACGATAAAAATTCTCAATCGGGAACAGCGGATGAGAAAAAAGAATTTCAGGTCGGTGAAACAGTATCTCTTAAAGACGTTAATGTAACATTGGTAAGCTACACAGAATCAGCCGGAAGTGAATATGTGAAACCGGATGATGGAAAAGAGTTTTTGATACTGGAATTTAACATTGAAAACAATTCATCCAAAGATATCAATATTAGTTCTGCAGCGAACTTTGAAGCTTATTGCGATGATTATTCGTTGAACCAAGACATTCTTGGACAGCAAGCACCAGAAGCAGAGGGAAAGACACAATTAGACGGATCAGTTGCTTCCGGAAAGAAAATGAATGGAATCATCGTATATCAAGTACCTACAGATTTCAAGAGTTTCGAAATTAATGTTGCACCGGATTTCTGGTCAACAAAAGATATAAAATATGTAATTAATAAATAATTCAAAATCCCACTACTGGCGAGAAAACAGTAGTGGGATTTTTGGTATTGTATGTAAAGAATATTTGCTCTTAATTTTATTTCACGATGCCGGATAAGAGCCAGTAGGTCGTGATAAGTCCTACTTTTCTGTCCGGTGTAAGTCCTCTGTTCCTCTGGAATACTTCTACGCACTTCCCGAGGTAGTCTGTCCACCCCTCATTATAAGACAGCTTCGTAAAGCCATATACGTCTCTGAGGGTACGTCTAAGCCATCTGATAGCCGTGATACAGTTGTGTGTCTGGCCGGACCATAAGATATGCGTTTTAGCAAAATTCTGTGAGCCGACACCGAATTTGTTATCCTCGGATAATTCTTTGGTATCAAATCCTATGTTCATAGCTTTCTGCCATGCCCCTACACGGGTGTTTTCCAGGTAATATCTCTTGTCACCTTTCCAAGATTCATCTACTGGTTTAGGTGCCGGTGCTACGGTCGGCTTATGTACCGGAGTTACCGTACCGCCAAAATCCTTATAGACATAGTTTACATCTACATTTCCAGGGATTCCAGGAATAGAGCCTTTCGATGTGTACTGCCACATATCAATTCCGTCTACTCCGGCGGATTTAGATCCGTAAGATGCAATCCACAGAGAATATCCCCATGTCTGACCGATATAGTTCTTATACCAAGATGTAGATGCATAGATTCCGGCTTTATAGCCATGTGCCACCATTGCGTCACAAAATGCTTTTGCGTTGGCTCTCGCAACGCCCTGTGTTCCCGGCTGTTCACTGTCGAAATATACAGGCCATGCCGGAGAATGTCCTTTCAGAAGTCTTAATGCGTGGTTGATTTCTCCCCGTACCGCACCTGTAGTCTTTGCGTAAGAATACAGATATACACCGTAAGGGATGCCAAGACGCTCACATTCAGATACATTTCTCAGCCATTTTTTATCGTCCTGTCCGGTCTGATCTTGTCCATATCCGCATCTGATGATAGCACCTACAATGCCTGATGCTTTTACTTTCGCCCAGTCGATGTTCCTGTTATGTTCAGAAACATCGACTATCCTATTCAATATATCCCTCCTGTTTTAAGTGTTCTTTCGTTTCTGTAATCTCTGATGCATGATCTTTCACAAACTTTTCTGCATCTGCTTTTTCCATGCCGTAGTGTTCTGCCAATTCGTCTACCGTGTAGCCGTAGGCACAGCTTTTGACTACTTCGCAAATGGTTTCTTCGCTCATTGTTGCCATATTTATTCTCCTTTTCTGTTTGATAAGGAAATCATCTCATGTTTTTCGACTGGAAATGTTCCCCACATTTTTAGGTTAATGCGCACCAATTAATAAACATTGATACGCTTGAACTATGCCCATTAACAGTTCGTATTGTCATTCCAGTCGTAGATACATCTTTAACTTGCACTGCAAAAGTTTTGGTGTTTTGTGAGCCCCCAGATAACGTTAATAGTACGACCGGTGCTTTCGAAAAAGTTTTTCCGAATTTTACAGTAGTATCTTTGTAAGTATTTGCAGGTGTTTCGATAAGAGACGTTGTGCCAAATACTGGGGCTTTTGCTTTTAATTCCATAATATACGTCAGAATTGTTTTATTCCCTAATTCTGAAAATTTCCACGTAGATGCGATTCTACTTTTAATCGCATCGAAAATAACACCAAGTTTTGTTCGATTTGTAATCGGTGTAGAATCTTCCACGATGATATCATCTGTATCATTTACTTCTGTAACTTGTGGAAGTTCTTTTATATATTTTCCATAGATTTTCTGCGCTTTTTCATCAGCCATTTATATCTTCCTCCTTAATAGATAATGTTTGTGTAGCCATACTTTCTAATTCACTAATACGTCTTTCTAACTCGTAAATATCGTCCTCTGTAAGCAGTTTTTTTACATTTACGCCATTGTTCCAAATTGGCTGGCTTAATCCGAGTATGACTGGATTTGCATTAACATCTCCAAATTTAATATTTACAGACGTTCCAGATTCTGTCGTTTCTGTAGTAGCACTGTAAACGGTATAATCAGCATCATTAATGTTCCTTTTTAAATCTCCTGTCATAGCTCCACCAGCGGTCGGGACGTAAGGCTGTCCAGATCCTGAAAAGACTTCGTTTGCCGGAAATTCAATATCAGATTCGCCATTTACGCTCCTTACGCATCCGCCGATAGTGATCTGTCTTTCTTTCCCCCATTGGTCAGTTACTATTCCGTCCTGCCCATCAAACGGTGTACCATTGATTTTAATATCGTTTTTCAGCGAAGTTGCTTTGATTTGAGACACATCAATATCAACAGATTCACTGCCGTCTATAGTTGCTGTCCCTGTAGCATCGCCGGAAAGAGTTAGTTCAAACGGATTTGTTAATTTATTCGCTGTAGCAACGGAAAGAAGTTGTTTTAAAGTCTCGATAGAAATCTTTAGATCTTCTGTGCTTGTTTCTATGAGCAAGTAATCACTATCTGACAATGTTTTCGCTTCGTTCAACGCTTCAATGTATATCTGGTCCATACTATCACCTACTTACTAGAGCATTTGATAAATCGCTTACCAAAGAGTTTACTTTTTCAACAAGTTTGTCGTATTCTGTTTTTTTAACGTACAGCTGATCTGTCTTTTCTGAAGAATACACTGTAGATCCACTCAACTGTGTATCATCGATTCCGACTTTTCCGGCTATGATTTGGTTAGCCTTGTCGATAGCTTCATTCGCTGTCTTTGACGCTTCTCTTGCGTCTTCGATAGCCTGTTGGATATTTGCCAAGTCTTGCTCAAAATCTTCTCTTGTAGCCAACGTCTTAAATGTTCCGGCCGAAAAACAGATAAATACTTTTTGGTTTTCGGCCACTTCGTCTATAGTTACCGCAAATTCACCGGGGAGCATCTTACTTGCGTCAAAATCTGCAAGTAGTCCCCTACGCATCTGTATAGCCATATTTTCTCCTTTCTATCCAGGGATCCATCTTACAAGAGAAACACCAGATGGTTGTGTCGGTGTCCCTCCACCGCCAGCAGAGCCGCCTTTTGTATACCGTAAAACGTAATCCCATCCTCTCGAATAATTATAATATCTGCACACCCATATCTCTGTTCCCGTCTGATCCCCGGCTTGTGGATGTCCTCTTGTAGATGATGCTTGCACCATCTGACCACCACCGATGTACATTGCAGTGTGATATTTAACATTTAGCAGTACATCCCCTCTTTGCATTCCAGCACCAGTGGCTCTGTTGCAGCTTGCCGTTACATCCGTGAATCCGCAAGCACGAAAAACATTGTACATATTTCCCGTATAAGTAGCTCCATTTGATTTTACCGGAACTCCGGCTTGTTGCCATGCAGATATTACGAGTGATGAGCAATCATAGTCTGGATTCCCCCACCGGTTCGCTTGGCTGTATCCATGTCTGTTATCGTTTGCGATATTAATAGCCCATTGAACCGCACTTTCTGTTTTTGTCATATGCCTGTCTCCTTAAAATGTTGTGCCACTTGCAGTTCTTCCACCGACTAAATTGCCATTCACAAATTTTAAGTAACTTCCATCGCTAAACACGGCAGTTCCTGTTTTTGCTTTATTTCCATTAATCACAATCTCCTTTGCAGAAATGGCAATTTGATTTTTACTTAAAAGTTGTAATCTTTTTGAAACATTAAATTCGGAATAACCTTTTCCGATGTTTAGGTAATCCGTAGACGTAGCTCTCGCTTCTATACCATCTAATTCTCCAGAAATGTAACCTGTATATTTTCCTCCAGATGAGTAAAGATCAATTTTTGCATTATGCAAATCTATTTTTCTACCTATAGAATCTTCGGATACATAATGTCCTTTTGCATACACACCTTGATTATTCCATCTCCCTATTTCATTTCCGTCTGAATCTTGCATCGAAAGTACACCATTTTGGTTGTTATAGCCACCAAGTGTCAATGTTCCAGAATGTATCCAATCGCAGTTAATACCTACGGCAGAAAGTACATTAACTACTGCGTTTCCGTTAGAATCAAGTCCGGCATTCCACGTTTTTCCACCGTCTGTAGATACCGCAAAAGCATCCCCGACCATTTTCCAGATAATGTTCGAATCTTCCAGCCGTTCTTTGTTGTGGAGATAAAATACAATGGATTTATCATCCTGTATCTTTTCCGTCTTGAAAAATCCCATCCCTTGTGTCATTAATGCCGTAAGGGATTGAACAGCTTCATCGTATTTGCTGATTTTTTTATCGGCCATTGCAGAAGCCTTTTGTACTGCTTTCGTTTCAGAAGTCACGTACTTACTGCTATTTCTGATTGCATTTTCGGCCGAACATTTCAGCGAAGTAAAACCGAGAAAGTTAAAAGTAATATCAGTCAAGATGGTTTTGTTTACTTTTCCGTTCCTGTCGATAACATAGGCAAGATCCATAAAGTCTGCAAGAGGATAAGAAAGATGTTCGCCGGAAAAATTCATAAATGATACGCCCGTAAGTTTTTCTCCGACCGTATTAACCAGTAAGCTCTTATCTTTGATTAGTGAATTCTCTATACTCAATATGTACCCCTCAGAACCATATGTGTACGTTTTTTCATTCTCTGTAGTTTGAATACCTGTTATAACTATAGGTTCTACTCCTGTTGTCAGCCCTGTCTTCCACTGAGTTAAGAAATGGAAATTATCAACTAACTTGAAGCTACCATCGTCTATGATGTCACCACTTGTATACACATTTGTAGCATCTGTCAGAATGTATCCGCTGGCTTCTTCCACATCCACGGAATGTACTCCAAGCACATTTCCATTTTTAAGCAAGAACAAATTATCTTTTTTTCCGATCAGCTGATATGCGTTTTTTTGTTTCCTTTCAACGGACCTGTACATAATTCCATAAGAATCATCTGTAAGAAGTTCCAACCCATCATCAAACCATCCACCGTCAACATTCGAACCGCTTGAATATTTTTCGGAACTCCAATCCAAGTCGTCGTAATAATACTCGCTAATGTCTTCTGAGAATGTACCGCCGGACATCTCCGCATAAGTTGAATACTTTTCTGATATCATGTCTGTCTCAAACTGCCCACCATCATAGTTCTGTCTCGGATCATCAAACCATCCACCGTCAGTATCTGCTATATTGTCAAAAAGTGACATGTCATACTGCGAAATCTGTAAGTGGTTATCCACATTCATCCACGCATTACCACCAGTCTTGGTGTCCGTCTTGGGTCAATCACCAATGTACGGCATTGTAGCCACTCAAACGTATACTTCCGGCTACCCGGTGTCACGATTGCTTTACGTGCCGGAAGTCCGGCATCACGAAAGTCAACAATACTCTCTTCCTCATCCACTCCACAGTAGATAGCGCAATCATCATATCCCTTTTCTTTTATCTGTCGTGCCATCTCGCTGTTCCTTATCTTGCAACCGCCCAATTCATCCAATGCGTATACTTTCTGTTGGTTCGGAACATAAGCAACACGTAAAAACGCCTTCGGATCTGGAAACCATCCCCAGTCCTCGCCCTGGTAGATAGATTGCATCCTACTTATCTCTTCATCTGTAATCTCTCTAATCTCCAATAGTTCAAAGATATTTGTGCCAAGTCCTACAGGGATTCCAAGATATTCATGCTCATAAGCTCTCGGATTCGTTGCTTTTAGATACTCAGCATCATCAATGAATTGTTGCCCTAGCCATTCTACCGGAACAGATCTATAATCGCTTTTGTGCCTTAAGCTGTCCGCTCTCGGCTCTGCTACGTACTTATTCGCCCAGTTGCTGTTGCTGATCGGTGGATTGAACGATTTAAAAACTACGAATTTTTCGCCACCACGAAGAACAGACTGTTGTGTCATTCGTACCTCTTCCATTCCGGCAAATTCGTCCAATTCCTCAAACCAAAGGTATTTAAAATATCCCTTACTAATTTTTATGGATTTCGTCTTTTTTGCCTTGTCTAATCCACGGAAGATTATCTTCTGCCCTGTCGGCTTATACACATATTGCATAGGACTTAAGCTTGATGTCCATTCGTCCGATGCTCCAAGTGCATCTATTCCCCATGCGATCTGTTCAAATACCGATTCTCTTAGTGTATTCCCGACTTTTCGGAACACCACTGCATTTGAGTGTATGCCATTCATTGCGTCTTGCATCATTCCAAGTGGTATCTCTGTACCGACAAAAGAAGATTTAGTCGAACCTCGGCCACCGGACAAATCATAATACGTATGCTTTCCGTCTATGATATCCCAATGTACACCGTAAAAAGCCGGAGCTATCACATCTGTAAGCTTAATCTCCCCCATCTGCGCCCTCCGGCCTTGGAATGTTATTTATGATTGTGATTCCACCGGTTTCTTTTTCTTCTCCATCGGCTTTCTCATACCATCTCATGAGTTCACGCCCTGCAGACAGGCGGTCGGATATAGCAGTGTCAAGGTCAAATTGATCTTTTACTTCTCCACGCATCACAGAAGAGAAGAACTGGATTACTTCTTCAAGGTCGGCAGTCTTCTCGCTTTGAATTTTCTTCATTTTTTCTGCAATATACTCTTTTGCGTTAGCATTTGTTAGCAGTCTGCTTGCATTTGCCCTCGCTGCTGCATCACTTTTTACGCTCTTGTACACTGCTTTATATGCCCTTGTCCTGTTTAGGTCGATAAGGTATTCATCACAAAACGCTTTCTGCTTCGGAGTAAGTTCTTTTCCTTTCGACATCTACCCACCCTCTTCCATATATCCATCCATGCTACTCACCGCCCTTGCCTGTTCTACACAGTTTCTTTCTGATGTTACTGTACCGGTCTGTAATGACATCCAGTGCAATGTTGAGTGCTTGTATTGTTCCATTCTGTCTGTTGTGTTCTTCTACCAGTCTCTTATTCTTTTCAATAAGTTCCTGTACTTCGCACAGTGCCCGTTCTCCGACAGCCTTTGCGTCTTCTACCTCTTTTTGCAGATACTCATTCTTTTCTTTCAGCTTTTCATTTTCTTCTTTGAGTTTGTTTGCTCTTCTCATAATCGGATCAATGTCGCTCTCTGGTATTACATCTGCCGGAATTATCGTCTTTTCTCCAATCATTCTTTCACCGCCCTCCATATATCATTTAAACAATTTACAATCTCTATCTGTGATGCTGTTCGGAGTATGTCATAATCATAATATTTCCATTCCCCGTTTTTCTTTCGCTCTAACACTCTGGTAGATAGGATGTACATGGTGATAAGTCTATTTTGCTCCACTGAATAAAACTGACTTGTCCCTATCTTAACAACTAATCCTTTTTGCAGTATTGCTTTCTGTAACTTCTTAGCAATGCTATTTAGATTTGCCATGCTATCTACCTCCCAGCATTAAACCATACATTTCCATCATCACAAAATCTTTTTGTCTGTTAATTTTCGCAAAAGCTGTCTTGTCTTTCTGAGTTCCGTCATTAACACTTTCTTGTCACCATCCTCTTTCGGATTATTAATATTCGCTATCAGATTAGATTCATGTCCTTTCAACCCTCTGTATGCACTGCTTACTTTCGCTCTTGTATTCGCTTTTTCAACCGCATCTTTAAGTTGTTCTGTCCTTTCACTCATTCCTGGATAATTCCAAGAACCCGTTTTTTTAGTAGAATTCTTTGTAGGAAAGGCTATTATATCGGCTTTCCTATTTTGCAAATTACTTGCACTTCCACGCCCCCCCATTTTATTTACCTCTTTTCCTTTCCGTCAGTTCTTCACCGAACGACTTAATCTTTACAATGTTTCCTGTACATTCTTCCGGAACCTGTCCGTAAAATAGTACTGTCTCGGGTTTCAATCTTCTCAACATCTCATTATATCCGTCCACGAACAGTGTTTTCCGCTCCTTGCTGTTCATCACTCCGACACTGGAGACCGCTACCGCACCGCCTACCGGCTCCCCATCAAAGCACCACTCAAACGATTTTCTGTCACTCCAACTAATGGTAGGTATCACGTCAATACCGTACATCTGCATATATGCACCTATCCAGTGTTTGCGGAAGTGGTTGTAAATCTGTAATGCTTTTGGAAAATCAGTATAAGTGCTAAAATCCGGCGACATGATAAATCGAAACTGCGAAAGCATATTGATGTAAGCATCTGGCCTGTTCCATAATCTTTGGAATTGGTAATCATCCAGAAAGAAATGCACGCCTTTCCCGGCTCTGTCCTTGCATGTCTTAGCTTGGTTGAATCCGATAAACTCGCACGGTTCATACTTTGTAGGTTGTATCTCTGGTATTCCGAACTCATTTACCACGTCAAATATCATTCGTTGCTGATTCTCATAATTCATATTTTCTTTATACATAAAAATAGCACCTCCCACGATAATTACATCTTACCGTCAGAAGTGCTATTTCATTGTCCCCGTTATATAGTTTTATTTCTTTTTCGATACTTATATTTTGCCATAAAATGCACATTTTTTCAATGTTTGGTTGCTCTATGTTTATTAACTTTTCTTTATATTTTTGATATTATACTTATCGGAAAGTAATGCTTGAGAATGATGTAAAAGTATGGTACAAATTAGGCATTAACTACTAAAAACAGCACTTGACGAATAGCCGTTCATCAGTGCTGTTTTTCTTTTATATCTCTTCAAACCATCCAACCCTTGAATTTTCAAATACGCCATCAGAAAGTTGTCCGTCAAACTCTTCTTCGCATTCTTCTGCTGTGTCTCTTGTGATTCTGATTATCGAATATTTGTTTTTGTCTAGTCTGCGAATTGTTCGAGAAATTCAATCACGTCCGCAACGGTTCCAAGTTCTACTTTTTCACTGTTCGGATTGTCTGAACAATAAAATCTGTCACCATCCTTCCAGAATGTAAAGCTACTATCACTGTAAACAGTAAATGCTTTTTTCGTTAATTCGTTCGTACCTGTAAATTCATATTTTTTCATCTTCTTTTCCTCCTTAAATTTATTTGTCTTCTTTAACTATCTTTATTATAGCGCAGTGGTGTCCGCTAGCCAATGGTTTTCATTTTTTCTTTCTTAATAGTTATCACTCCGTCTTTTTCTTCTAGGACAACACTTCTATCATCTTCCGTAACGCCCAGTGCCTTTATCATCCCTACCGGAACAGAAATACGGTAGTTCTTTGTATTCTTTCCCGATGTTCCCCCGGCTTTGTTTATCATTACGTTTCTGCTTACTTTCTCCATTATTTTTCTCCTTATTTATGCTATCGCTGATTTTGGGATCCATGCTTTCCATCCCTTATAACTTCCTACCACATCACCAGTCGAAAGGACAACTTCTACTGCCTTTTCACTTTCTTTCAGTACCTCAATAACTTTTACGACAACATATCCATTCTCTGATGAGACCATTCCATTTTCGTCTCTGCTATAGATATCAATATATGTGTTATATCTTTCAGCGGTGTTTTGCATTTTATCAATAACCCATTCTTTTACTTTTACATATCCTGTTGTCATGTTCTTACCTCCTATAATATGTTCCTCTCTTAACTGTCTTTATTATAGCACAGTGGTGTCCACTAGTCAAGTAAAAAAATAAAAGATTTCAATTATTTTCAAAATCTTTTTCTCTTAATCTATATATTTATATTTCCGGCTCCCGCCTTTATTTTCTTAATTATATAATAGAATCTTGGCCTTTTCTTCCTTTTCTCCACTTCCTACCGCTGTTGGTACTGCATAAGTGGAAAATTTTACCTCTAATTCTGTATTAAAATTATTGATTGCTTTAATAAGGCCAATACAGCCAATCTGGAACAGATCATCCGGATTCTCTCCACTTGCACCGAACCTCCTTATTACACTTAAGACAAGTCTTAGATTACCTTTGATATATTCTTCTTTCGCTTCCTGATCTCCCGCTTTAATACGCACAAACAAAGCTTCCTTCTCCTTTTCATTCAGGATCGGAAGCTTTGCTGTATTCACACCACATATTTCTACTTTTCCCTGTGCCAT